CGAGTGGAATGCGACGGGTAAAGAGGTCTTGTTAAAGATGGACGAGGCGGGATCGGCGGCCTTGCACGAGTTGGGTGCCAAGCAAATCGAGAATTTCTTGAGCAAATTGGGGGCCAAGGGTGTGGCGTCCGGGAGCGTCAAGATTCTCTACGAGAATGGATTCGACACGATCAAAAAGGTGGTGGGAGTGCGCGTCGAAGATCTCGTGGGGTTGCCGGGCATCAAGGCGGCTAAAGCGCGCGTCATCGTGACGGGTATCCAGAATGCCGTCCGAGACGCATATTGCGTGACGCTCATGGAGGCGAGCAACGCCTTTGGGATCGGCTTTGGGACTCGCAAGCTTCAGGCCATCCTCAACGGGCTAGGAGAAGAAAAGCTCTCTCGTTTGATGTCCGGCAAGTTTCGACCGACAGTCAAAGAGTTGTTGGATATCGATGGAGTGGGTAAAACGTCGGCCGATAACTTTTTGGCCGGCATGGAGCGCTTTGTCGACTTTGTCAAGGACACCAAGCTCAAGTGCGCAGCGACGCCCCCCGAGGCCAAAGAGGCGGCTCAAGAAGCGGTGGACAACCCTCGACTAGCCAAGTACGTACGCGACACGTTCGGTGGCAAGACGGTGGTGTTCACGGGGGTGCGTCACGCGGGACTCGAGGCACTCATCAAGGCGGCAGGGGGCAAGGTGACCACGAGCGTCAGCAAGAACACCGACGTACTCGTGGCGAACGAGCAACGAGGCAAATATGAGACCGCCGTCAAGATAAACGAGGAGGCCGGTCGAGAAAAGATAAAGATCCTCGATTGGAGCGAAGTGTCGAGGTTTCTATAAGTTTATTTCTCACAAAAGATCATTTTTCTAATATCATGAAATATAACGTCATGAATATTGTCTTCGCCAAATCACGCGAAGCGGAGGTGTTAAATCTCGCCAACAAATTTGCAAAAAGGAGAAAATGACGCAAGAGCAGATTATTCAAGAACGGGCAAACGCCTTAGGGGTGGTTCCGCCACCATGGAATAGTCACAATTTTGATTGGGAACCGGTTGAGTTTAAGCGCTTGACACACGATATTTTCCATACCGATAAATACATTTGAAAGCATCGGAAATAAAGTCGGATATTAATTCTTTTTGTTATAATTTTCGATGTCTTTGAAGATTGCATCGACATCTTCTAAAGTTCCGTTAACATACCAGTCCCAATAGGTGCTATCATATAATGTATTGCACACCTCGATCATTTCCTTGTGAAGAAACACAGTGTACACGGTTGAAAAGGCAATCATGACCAAAAACATGCACACGCATGATTGGATGAAGAACGACACGTCTTTGGTCTCATTATAGTAAAAATTCTCGTACACGACGTCGTTTGACGCCGCCTTGCCCTCCAACGCCGCGTTGAGACACGCGATGGTCAAACAAGACAAGCCAATCAAAAACGCCAATAACACATTTTGTCCCAACGATCGCTTTTCAAACACGCCGAGTATGTGTATTATCGCAAACATCACGGTGATCATCATACAAACGATGGACGCCAACGCCCAACCCATGACGCGTGGATTGTCCCCCACTAATGAGCTGATCACGGTCGTGTTTTTTTTCATCACATACACACATCCGAAAATGGTAAATTCAATCAAGACAATCATGAACAAACATGCGACTATCGCTGCCGCTGTGTGATTGATCCTGAAAAAGATCGACATGACCCACATGATAGACCAATGTATTGCTGACCCCACGTAATTGAACGCTTTGTTAACCTTTGTGTGGAACTTATCGTTTAATGCATATGCGACGAGTGCGAATCCTAATACGACTAGGCCGACAATGATGCCCGCCATCACGCTTGGACTCATATCCTCTTTCTCGGTTGTCTCTAGCTCCAGGTCCGACTCTCTCGTATTGTCGGACGCTTTAGTGTCCACAATCTCGAATTCGATGTATTTCTCGATGTTTTCGATCTTGCACATCATTGTCATCAACATGATGAGAACAACGACCGTGAGAATAAACACGAAATACGTGACGACCACGTGGAATGAGTCCTTCATCTACCATCGCCCTCGACTTTTGTAACCGTTGCGCCTCCGCACAATGAGCACCTAAGGACGTGTGATAGTCAATCCTATATACGAATGAATGGCATTGTTTCATGCATGCTACACCTCCCCGATGCGTCATTTGCCAACAAGTTCCTCAAGAGCAATCCACCGACACTCGACGTGAATGCAATATGTGCCTGCCCTGACGTTCAACGACGCATGGCGTTCGTGCGCACTTTCTTGACGTTGTTCGGATGTCCCCCGAGCCACAATGTATTGATAGCATGCCTTGACAATCCCGTCGGAACCATTCCCGAACGATGGCCCTTTGTGTCTGCTGAGTCCGTCCATCGCGAGTTCACTAACACATTGAATGTCATCCGAGGCCAACGAGTTCGCGAGACGATTGTTGATTTGATCACACATTACGACAAAAAAGGCTCGCGTGACTCTACCAATCTAGTGACCTCGTTTTTGCGCGTGTTTGGGAACGTAAAAAATTGGCAAGACATAGACCAACAACTCGATGAATGCCTCTCGGGCTGGTATCTACTCTCACGATGCATCGGAGGCGTGTGCGTTGTTTGCGAGAACGAAGAGGCCTCTAATGCGTTTTTGAGCAAGTTGGTCGAAATAATACCGTCTCGTGTTCACGTGTTTTCAACAAACACCAACGGGTATAGTCCCTCTATCTTTCCCCTTCATGTGTTTAAACACGTCGTGTGTGTCAGTGACACTCAAGTGCGCATCAAAAACGACTTTGTAATGAAGCTCGCCAATCGTCAAGATGCCGTCGCTCATGTAATCAAAGGTCTTTTTGCGTCACCCCCGACTTGCACAGAACAGTATAAGCGATTCTGGGAAAGAGTCGGTACGCTTTGGGACAAACTGGACGACCATACATCATGTATCGAATTCACGGACGATGACAGCGAGAATGCGGTGATTGCATTTGAGACGCGAAAAAACCCTCTCACCGTCATGTCGTGTATGTTGACATGTCGCAATCTCGACCGGCAAAAGTGGCGAGGGGTTGTCATGTTTTGCAATCGAAATCACGTCGACTATTATAAAAGCGCGTTGGGTAACGTGGCGTGCGAGGTTGTCGGCATGGACGAGTTGACCATCTCCCATTTCACGCTCGACGACTATAATGATCTATTAAAGTCAGAACGGGTGTGGGAGATTTTGTGGGAAATGAAAGTGAAGCGTGTTCTTCTCGTGCAAGACGACGGTTTTCTTGTACGCCCGGGTGTGGAGCGGTTCTTGGAGTGGGATTATGTCGGCGCACCGTGGCGCGAGGGACAGAGTGTATTGCAGTCGATGACGAGCGTGGATCTTGTGGGTAACGGTGGACTTTCGTTGCGCAGTGTATCTGCCATGATGGCTATCACACGACGACATAAAACAAAAGAGCGATGGCCAGGCACGTGGGCTCAAACTCCCGAGGACACCCACTTTGCAAAGTACGTGAAAGAAGACGGTCATCGCTTGTGTCCGAGGACTGAAGCTACCATGTTTGCGTCGGAGCAGGTATGTCGACGGGGTTGTTGTGGCGTCCATAAGCCTTGGCCTTACCTATCGACCGAGGAAATCGACGCGTTGTTCAAATGACGAGGAAGAATGGGATCGCCAACACCACGCCACTTATGCCAAACATGACTTCGGTGGCCGCACGAATAGCTCGAGGACCCTCTAGCTTGTATCTGAAATACTTTTTCTTTCGGATGATGTCGCACACGATCATGCCTAGCACGCCGATGATGACCGTCGACAATGCATAATCTAGAATCATTTTAGTGACGAAATAGTCGTCTATGATGAAAGTACCCTTGGGGTCCTTGAATATGTACTTGATCAACATGATGGTCAGGAACACAAACAGGTGGAATGCAAAGTCGAACGCTAGGAAAATGCCCAATAACGTGAACAAGTTGGGAGGATCCTTGTTTTGCGTAAAGACCGCCTTGACGTACATTTCCTCAAATATGCGACTCGCTAGAAATAGTGCGAGGTAGATGAATCCGAATCGGATGACTTTGATGATGTACAAGAACAAGAATTGTTTGTTCAAGATCATGTCCATCGTGCTATATTTCTTGTTATAGTAGCCCAATATCTTTTCCTCCACCTTTTCCACGTGCTTCTCGACAGCGTCAATGTCGTCTACGTACTCTTTTAGCGCTTCATTATTGATCGCATATATCTTGATATTCGCAACGACTTTCGTTATTTCACCCAATATATCGTCAGTGATTTCTTCAAGTGATGTTTCCTTGCTTGATGTGGAGTTGGGTTCTGTTTTTTTTGTCGAGGTATGAATGAGCTTGTTGACATTTTCGACCATTTTCTCCAACTCTTCGCGTTTCTTGGCACTCAACCCGGATTGGTCCAAGCTCGCCTTATTTTTGTCGGAAGTTAGCCGTTCATTCAAGCGCTTGATCTTGTGTTGAATCATGTCGACCTTTTCCATAACGTCGTCATTGTTGAGCATACCGGCGATATTAAGCTCATTTTCATTACCCCCACCTCTCCTATATCCCCTTTGATCATCGCGATGTTTTTCAGCTTTTAGATCTGATTCCAAATTCCTTATTTTATCGTCCTTATCCTTCGCCGCTTTAGTGATTTGCTCATACTTCTCTCGTGATGCATGAATCATTTTTTGAACCTCTGCGATTTTACTCGTTTGGTCCTCTTTAAGTTTGGTCTTGAGATTATTCACGGTAACCAAGAGCGCTTCATCATCATCTTTTCTTTCACTTTCAAATATTTTTGTTAGGTCTTGAACCAATTGGCTCTTGAGCGTATCTTCCTCTTTTAGCTTCTCTAAGTATGTTTCCCAATAATTCAACTCGTTCAATTCGTACCGAAAGGGCTGCACAAAATTGTGCAACATATACACTTGCACGTCATTCGCGATTTTCTTGATGTATGAAAGGTCGCTCTTTAACTTTCTCTTGGCCTTGTTTTGCTCGTTTCCATCTTGGCTACTTGCCGAATTACTACTCGAATTTGGTGGATACGAATTATTTATGGAAGTTAACTCAGCTTTCTTCGATTCGAGATATTTTTCGAATCGGTCGCGCATGCGTGTGATATTTTTAATCATCTTTTTGAATTGTGAAGTGTCGGGTTGCTTGACAAACATGTTTTTCGATGTAGACGTGTCATTACTCGGCTTGCTGCATGCGTCACTTCCATTGGTTTTGGTAGATAGTTGTGAGGTAGCGTTGGCTTGTTGTGAGGTAGCGTTGGCTTGTTGTGAGGTAGCGCTGACTGGTGTAATGTCG